GCTACTCCTCTTTTTTTATGTTTAATTTTAACTTCGGAAAGAAGAAACCAGATAAGAAGCAGATAATCCTTATAAGCGTCATACTCAGTGGTATCGTAGCAACCCTCTCTCAATGCACAGGAGCGCCTCAGGAGCGCCTCTGGGACCTTCTAGACGAGGTTCAGAGGGCGTTCTTCCCCCAGACCATAATCAACGACGTTCTGCTTCAGGACCCTGCTGTGGTGGGTAGGAGAGTTGGGCGTGATGTGGATAAAGCCATTCGTGACTATGAACGCTTGACAAGGGACTCAGAACCACCTAGAGTACCTTTGCCACGGTTGATAGAGAAAGCTCTAGATAACTCTGAGGCTCAAAGATTACTCGGTGGTGAAATGAGACTATGTGCTCCATGGGTTGACAATTGCCCCCAAGAACCTGTAAAATGAATATGCCGTGGTTCAAGACTTAAGATAAGATGCAGTGGGGCGCTTATCAAAGAGGATTGATTTAGATTCACAACCACACGGCATTCACTTGACAATCAAATCTTGAACTGATATGATTGTCTCATGGGTGTTGAGGGTCCAAACCTCAAGTAATTCCCACCCCTCCCATGCCTCTCAATGATGCACAAACAGGGAGGTCCCTTGGGCAAGTAGCATAATGGATAATGCATCAACCTTCTAAGTTGCCGATTGTAGGTTCGAGTCCTACCTTGCCTGTTGGAGTTTATCTCCATATATAAAAGTGATAGAGGGTAAGTCACTGTTATATCCTGATGAGGTATATCACACTTACTCCATCATCCTCTGGTAGTCTATTGGTAAGGACAGGCAGACAATGCACTTGGAAACTAGGTTCGATTCCTAGACAGAGGAACAAGTCGATGTGGCGGAATTGGTAGACGCGCTGGGTTTAGGTTCCAGTAGATTAATCTGTGAAGGTTCAAGTCCTTTCATCGACACTTGACAATCAAACTAAAATAGTTTATGATTGTCTACATGCGGAGTTAGTTCAGCGGTAGAACGCTATCCTTCCAAGTTAGATGTCGTCGGTTCGATTCCGATACTCCGCTCTGAACCTTTTGGTTCTAAATTTATTGCCCTATAGCTCAATTGGCAGAGCACGGAGCTGTTAACTCTGGGGTTCTTGGTTCGAGTCCAAGTGGGGCAGTTGGAAGTGATCCTGCGATAACCTCAAGAGCTCTCCTTCCAACTAAAACCTAGAATATTTCTAGGTCAGGGGGATGGCCTCCCCTGTTTCGGGCGATTAACTCAGCGGTAGAGTGCCTCCTTTACACGGAGTAGGTCGGCGGTTCGAATCCGTCATCGCCCACTTGATAAATAAATACAAAAAGAGTATAATGGAAAAACTGTTTAAACTCTTAAGTGATGCTCAGTCATCACTTTTTGTTTTATTTCATAAAACTTGGGCATTTCATTGGAATGTAGTTGGTGAAGATTTCACGCAACTTCATCAACTCTTTGGTGGACAGTATGAAACTATGTTTGAAGAGATTGACAGACTCTCTGAGCATATGAGATACTTAAATGTAAAACCATTAAGTTCTCTATCAAGAATGCTTGAGGTTACTCAGATTAAAGAAGCAGCAAGTTCAACTGGAGCAAAAGAAATGCTTCAAGAACTTCTAGATAATAACACCAAGTTTTGTGAATTAATGGCAGAGATTTCAGAAGAATCGGAAACACAAAAGCAATATGCAACTGCTAATCTGGTTCAAGACTTGATGGAATCTCATGGCAAATTTGTTTGGATGTTAAGATCTCATTTACAATGAGTAGGATGAAAGGCAATGATTTCAATAAGATGCAAAGATTGTAATAAAGAATTAGCAGGACACCTAACTAAAACAGTAACCTGTGGTTGTCCAAATATGGCAACAATTCGTGGAGATAAGATTTCAGCTGTTGACTTATCTCGCATTATTATGCTAAACTCTTTAAAAGAAAATCAAAACAAAAGTGTGCTTACTTCTCAAGATATTGCTTGGCAAGAGGCACGTCGTCAACGTAAAGTAAGACGACTTGATTTTGAAGTCCGTTAAGGACTTAAACTTGGAAGATTGGCCGAGTGGTTGATGGCGATAGTCTTGAAAACTATTAACGTTAATAGCGTTCCAGGGTTCGAATCCCTGATCTTCCTTTAAGATAAGTTACAAATTTAACAATTCCTTCAACAGTGTTTCAATATGAACACAAAAGTTGATTTTTAAATTCCTGTGATTAGTATATAGTAGTATCACAGGGATAAACCTATGGATCAGCACACCTATGAAAATTGGGTGAAGATCAAGGCAACTTTTGAAGCCTCTGGCAACACCAATAATATGTTTTATTATAGAGCATGTGAAATTGTGAAGACTAAAAAAGATCCTCTCGCAAAATTTCTTGGAGACGAGAAATGATGCACGAACAAGAAGAGTTTATTACACGTTCTGAAGTTCAGGAGATGATTGATGCTGCTATACGACGACACAACCGTAATGCTTCTATCATTAGTATGTGCGTCGGTTGGGTGGTTCTTGCTTTATTTGCTGAGGGACTTTTGAGATTGGTTGGAGTTATTCCTCCATTGCTACCATGGCTCAAAATCACTCTGAACTAATTTTTCTAGTTCCTTGGTTTGTTCTTGTGGTGATTGCCCTAACAATGTTTGTTCAGGGTTGGATGCTAATGAATGCTCATTATGGGTATTCAAAAAGTCCAAAAGTAAAACATCCAGAATTAAACGACGTTAAAGCAGGAGATCCTTTACTAGTGGTTAGATTCACAGAAGAAGATTTGCAAGAATTGCACCAAAGAATTCTCCAACAGAAAATGGATGAACTCTTTGAAGAACCATCAACCTATGAGGACGAAGAAGATGAGTAGTACAATTTTCACGGCAATGACTATTTTTGGTCTTGTTGGTTTGTTTATTATATGGGGACTCAACAATGCATATCCACAATAAACAAAAATACAACTTTGCCATGTCTGCATTTGTGAGGATGCACGGTCATTCCGTTATACATAATCATGATATTAAACAGTTTTGTGTTGAATGGTCCAATGGAAATGATAGTGCTCCTTTAAAGGGGCTTGACGAAGTGGATCAATACATGTATTATGAATACAAGCACTGGAGGGGTAGATGATCTTTCATCTAGTTGAGACACTGGCAGCAAGTCCTTTCTTTCTTTTTCTCTGCGGGATGGGGTTGACAGTCGTTCCTTTTGCTGGTATTATGTTTATACATAGAGAGAAGTAACCGGATATCGCCTAACTTGGTCATGGCACCTGCTTTGGGAGCAGGAATAATTTCAGTTCAAATCTGAATATCCGGACTCATAAAAATCACTTTATGAAAATGCAAGAACTAGAAGAACTTCAATCCTTTACAGTCGAAGAGTTTCAATCTGATTTTGACAATCTAATACAAAGAGTAGAAAACGGTGAATCATTTATCATACGAGATGGAAATAAAAGTGCAGTGATAGTTCCTTACAACGAAACCATAAAGTACGCAATAGAAACAACTGTGGATGACGAACTGATACGTCTCCATACAGACCACGAAGAAGGGTCTTAATTCTATTGGGAGTATAGCTTAATGGTTAGAGCGCCCTGCTTATAACGGGGTAGTCTGGGTTCAACTCCCAGTACTCCTATTGCTCGTTTAGCAATCTGGTGAATGCACCGATCTCATAAATCGGCATAGGTGGGATCGTTCCCCACAACGAGCACTTGACAGAACCCCTGTCAAACCCTTATGATACTAAGGTCAACATTCAAAACAATGACTCTTACAGCAAAATTCAAGAAAGACGTTTCCACTCTTCGTGGCGCAGCAAACGGTGAATTCTACCTTGATGTAAAGAATCCGAAACTCTACAAAAAGGTTCGTCGCTTTTACGAAAACGAAGGTGTAGTATTTTCTGGTGATCCTCTGGATGATTATGAAATGCTTATGGAATATGTTCTTGCTGATCTCGAATCTGTTGAGGTTGCATGAAAACTAAAGTTCTTCTTGAACGTGAAGGATACCGATTCGTTGAAGCAGGTATCCTAGAAATAAACGGTAAACCTGATTATCGTATGCAAAAACAGAACGAATACACTAAACGCTGGAATGACATTTATCTTTTTGATAATGTTCTACAATGTTCTACTGCAATGGAGGATATTGAGTATGCGAAATGGTTAGATCCAGATCGTGTTCCTTGTTATGTAAAAGATGATGATGAGTAAATAGACACGGATGGTCTATAACAGCACTGGTCGGGAGCAAACCCCTTATGTCTAAATCTGATTTACTTCGGTGGATTGGAAACATTCTTCTTATAATTGGTTATCAAACTATGTTATGGGGAGAATTTAAGTATGGTTTGATGATAAAAATTATTGGGGGATTACTCACAATACCTTTTGCCATTAAACTTAAACTTTGGGATGTGCTATTCTTATGTGCATTCTTTGGTATTTCCGAGATATCAAAGTTAACCCAACTTTTCTTAGTTTCTT